TGGACAACTGACATGCCGATGAATTCTTGGCGACCATATCAGCCGAGCGCCTTCACTTATTACTGATAGACCAATGCCTTTCAAAATGGATGTAGGCGATTACTTCGCCAGAACAAGTGGCCTTGGAGAAGACAAGAGCCCACTAAGTGTCGTCGCCTCGCCAACGGCAGGGATGTTCGGAGCATCCCGTCAATACGGAAAAACAATCGGCAAGCCCGTGGACTTTGGGGCGATGGATGATTTCAGCATGGACTCAGCTGGAACTGGTTCGATCCTCGGAAGTCTTGGAGCACAGCAGAACGCCGAATACGGCGCGGCCAGTAGCGCGCTTGGCGCAATTGGTGATGCGCGAGCAGCAGAAATCCTCGCTGAAGCTCGGAATGCTGCAAGCAGGCGACAGGCAAGAGCATCGGACTCAGCCTCTACAAAGGGGTTGATCGGAAGTATTGCTGGCGCCGGCCTCGCTGCGGGTGTAGGTGCTCTGATCTAGCTCGATACATTCGCAGAAACGAGCAAGATCATTGAAGGACAAGGTCGATAAAGCATTGGCTTTAATCGAGAGTGGTGCCAAGCATTTTCCCAATAGTGCTGTTTGCTGGTCAGGCGGAAAAGACAGCATGACCTTGTTGCATTTATTGCGCCGGGTTGGTCTGAATCTGCCGCTCATCTTTTTCAGGGAACCATGGCAACCGCATAAGTATCGATTTCAAGAAAGCGTCATCCAAGAGTGGGATCTACTGGTTTACACCTGGCATCCCTACGAGTCTGCGATGCAGCAGAAAGACGACGAATGGGAGGTGCAGAACTGGTATCGCATTAACAACTCGATCTTGACGTGTCCCTCTGGAATCACGCCTCCCCAGGAGGACATGCCATATGTCTGTGCGATCGACATGCTCAAGAGGCCGAAGCAGTCACATTTACTGACTGAGCCGATCGACGCTGCGTGGGTAGGCCATAAGCGATGCGATTCCGATCCAGTCCTTGGAGGGGACGCCGGCACCAGAGTTGAGGGGCGGATCATGCCGGAACACATGAGCCTGCTATTTCCGATTAGAGACTGGACGCACGATGACGTTTGGAACTACATCGAGGAATACAGCGTTCCTTGGGACAAGGGCCGATACGAAAAGGTCAATGGCAAGTACAGGGAAAAGCCAAAGAAGAGGTATAACGCGGATTACGTGCATGCATGTACTGCCTGTGTCGATAGCAGAGAGAATTCACCGAAAGTTATTTACTGCCCAAAGCTTGGATTTGAGATCGAATCCAATGTCAACAAAGTGCCTTGGGTAGAGCCCGAAAAGATGAGTTATATGAATGATTAACACCTATAGAATATGTATAAACCGGTCTAGTATCTGTGGCCCCAACAACTCGGCTTGCCGGCACTAAAGGCGGCCCGCTTGCAATTATTGAGACGAAAGAACCAAGCTTACTAGAAGCGCTTTTGGCTCAAGTAGGTGGCTTCGACCGAAAGCAGATGGGTAAAGCCTTCATGTCAGGCAAGGCAGGAAGCCCAGGCTTTATGAATAAGGCAGCTGGGCTGGCTGGAAGATACAAGGTCCCTTTAGCGGGCACGGCTCTGCTGGCATCTGCATTGGGCGCGGCGGGTGAATTCGATGGAGAAGGCTTAGGCACCGACACTTCGCAAGCAACCGGTCGGTTTCTCGCAGATCTTGCAACCACTGGTGGCTTAGCAGCCATTGGCACTGCTATTGCTCCCGGTGTTGGCACAGTCGCTCTTCCTCTGGTCGGATCTCTCTTGGGCGTGCAGAGTGGCGCGGGTCAGGCAGGTGCAAGTCTTGGCGAGAATATCTACAACGCAATAACCGGACAGAGCCCTGAAGACAAGGCTCGCGAAGAGAATGCCAAGAATGTCCGCCAGCAAACTCAGCTGGCTTTGGAGCGTCTAACCGAAATGGCGCCACTCCAAGAAAAGATGGCGCAAATGGCAGACGCTAGAGCCGTGAACATGGCGCGCAGAAATATGGAAATTCAGCGCGATTACAACTTCGGAAATACTCTCGATGCCAGCACCCTGATGGGACAGCAGGCATACGCCAATGCGCTTCTAACCGCTCAGCAATCCCTGTACTAATGGCTTATTCGCTCTACCGATCCGCAGCTGCTAGCCCTGGAGCGTTTGGCCAGGGGTTGGCTGCACTGCAAAGTGCGATTAATTTCCGCGACGTCAAGAGCGACGCCGGCATCAAGGCGCTGCAAGAAGTAGCAATCAATGACTTTGTGGCAAAGTCAAACATGGCAAAGCAAGCACTTGGAGAGCTTGGGGCATTTAATCGCGACCAATTGATGGTCGACTATTACAAGGATCGTGACGATAAAATTCGAGCAGCGGACAAGAAGACCGGAAAGATAAATGCCCTGTTGGGCTTACTCGCTGGGAGCGGCAAGCAACAAATTCCTCTTAGTTTCGGAGGTTTTGGAGATGTTCGAGACCAGTTTCAGTCAGAAAGAAATTTCAGAAATGCAGGCGCAGACTACGAGCGTCGTCGAATGGGAGGGCTGCACCCAGATAAAGCTTTGCCTGGGATGACGGACATGTTCGGGAGTCCTAATACAGCCAATGCGATTTCATTGCCAAAACAACAGGTGAGCATCACAGAACCCCCTAAACTAGAGACAGCTAAAAGCACTGCTACCAAGCAGTATCTAGATCTTTTAAGACAAAGTTTTCCTGGCAAGAAATGAACCCCAAAGAAATTCTTGAATACTTCGAGACAACGATTGGCAAGCCAAAAGATGTAGAGGATTTAAAGATAAGGCTCGAGGCTGCAAACCAATTCCTTGACGGATCAGCCGAAAGGTCAAGGCTGACTATTGAAGAGCCCGATATCGAAACAAGGAGAGAGAATCGTAACCTTGATCTCGAGACGAGCGATAGAAAGAATCAACAGATGCTGGGCGTCCAAGACCAGCAAACGCAAATGCTCACCGGTGCAACAAGGGAACTGCAAGGGATTCAGAACGAAGCTCAAGCAGCTCAAACAAGTGCTGCTGCGGACGCTGCCGTCAAGGCGACGGCACCTGGTTACGCAGCGTTGGAAAGTAGTGGTGCGAGAAGCAGTGAAGACTATGGCAAGTACATGGATAATGAGTATGGCGATCGTGCCGCATTTCGTGAACTGCAAAAGCAGCAGTTGGATCAAAGAAAAGGAGACCGGATTTTTGACATGATCAAAACTCTGGGACTAGGCGGCGCAATTTTACTGAGCTGAGATCATGAGTTTCGCTTACACACCTGGCACAGTTGCCGGCAACATGTACGAGCAGGGCATCTCTGGCCTTACCGAGCTCGGTAATAAGTACAAAGACAACGAAGCCATTGGCGGCTTGGTTGCAGGAAGTTTTGCTGACGGCTTCCGCACCCAGATGATGGGCGGGCTTTCATTGCAATACAACCAAGCAATGTCCAGCCATCTCTCCAATCTTCAGCAAGGGATGGAAAACCTGAAGACTGGTAACCAGCTCAAGCTCATGGGAGCTGAAGGTCGTATCGCTAAGGACTTGGTTGGCGCTCAAGGCGAACAGCAACGACTCGGCATCCGTGAGACGGGCGCTCAGCAGAGAATGAACCTCGGAGTCGAGGGCTCGGAGCAACGCAAAGGCATTGTCACTGCTGGCCAGCAAGAGCGACTCAATATTGGTGAGCGCTATAAGCAAGAGCGCGCCATGAGAGCTGATGCTCGAGGCGCAGTTCGAAGCCTCGGCGCACGCTTCTTCGGCTAATGGCAAAGCTTGTTGACGAGCAGGTTCTGGATTTCCTGGCCGCGCTCGATAACGCACATCGCGAAGGCTTTTTGGCATATGCCGAAAACACCTACTCGATTTACGAGATATGGCTCTATGCCTGCGTTTTGGGCTATCAGGGAGGCTTTCCGCACCTGGAGAAGTGGGTCCGCAAGACCTACCCCAAGCTGAACAGGCGAGAGATCATGCTCGCCGAGATCGTGAAGCTAGAAGGTGATATTGACTTTCTGCGGCAACAGGTCCAAGCCGATCTGATCAAGGCAGATGCCGCAGCGACCCGTATCGCGCACTTGTCGAAAGAACTGCGTGGTCATGTCATGGACGTCGACAAGCTGACCAAAAGCCTGGACCGCAGGGGTCTGGTCTTGTCCGGCGCAGACAAAGTGATGCGTGACTTGCGCATGATCTTCAAATCATCAGAGGAAGTTATGCCTGCCTTGGAGCTGGCATTCGAATCCATCTGGGCGGATCTTTGCGAAGAGAAGTAATTCAGCCAAAAAATTTCTGACAATTCAAAACGGCTGATCCCTAGGGGGCGCCTATTAAAACTGGATAGATTCGCGAAATGGCAGGAAGCTCGATCTCTCAGGCAAAGTTGCGATCTGCCAAGAACGCAGCAAAAGCGATTGTCAAAAAGGCTGTAGAGGTCGAGCTACCAGAACACGTCGTCAAGGCAAGAAAGAACTTCGCCTACTTCTGTGAGTTGATGGGCAAAAAGCCAGCCCGTCATATGCGGGAATGGCACAAAGTATTTTTGACAGGGCAGAGCAACGAGCATCTACTGGACATTGCAGGGCCAGATACCTGTCTGCTTAGTCCTCGAGGTTCAGCCAAGTCAACAGTCCTGGGACTCCTGCTGGGATGGCTGATCGGCAGGCATGCACTGTCTAAGAAGCTGTTACGCATCCTGTACGTTTCGTACAACGTCGATGTCGCTCGAAACAAGAGCGCTGCGATCAAGAACCTGATCTGCTCCAAGGAGTATCAGGAGATCTTCCCCTGCGTGCGCCTATCGAAGATGCGCACATCAGACGAGCTGTGGAGTATTGATTGGGACTTCGCCGAGATCGATGTTCGAGGGGAAGACGCTTTTACGGTGGCCTGCGCAGGACTGAAGGGCACGATCACCTCAAAGCGATCCAGCTTGATCGTGGTGGATGACGCCATCAAAAGCGCTGCAAGTATTGCCAACCCGGATATTCGCCGGGAGATGGAGACGAACTGGACGAACGTCATCGTGCCAACCATGTTCCAGGGTGCTCGTGCCATTGCCCTGGGGACGCGGTTTCACTTCGATGACCTGTTTGCCACGATCTTCACTGAGAAGAAGGGGTGGAAATGCATTACCCAGTCGGCTCTGCATTACGACGATGACGGCAGGCCAAAGTCTTATTGGCCTGAGATGTGGTCAGCGAAGTACCTACTGAAGCTGCAAAGCGACGATCGGGTTGCTTTCTCGTATCAGTACCTCAATCAACCAGTCCGCTCGAGGGAGCTCGGTATATCACCAGAGCTTTTCGTCAAAGGCGAAGTCCCTGACACCTATGACGTTGTTGGTGTGGGAATCGATCTTTCGGCGGGCATGACCGAAAGAAACGACTGGACGGTGTTCACTCTCGCGGGGCGTGTCGACGACAAGGTCTACGTGATCGACTACAGGCGTATGCGCTCGATGGGGAACATCGACAAGATCGAGGCGCTTTGTGAATTGCTTGTCGAGTGGAACTTGTTAGAGACAAACGATGAAGGCCAGTATTTCAAGTCAATGTCTCCTGTAGTGATCTGGCCAGAAGTCGTTGCGTATCAAAAATCTTTTGAAGGAGACATGAAAAGAATCCTGTTCAATGATTGGCAGCTTTACAACCTATCGATCAGTCCTGTGAAGGGATTCCGTGGCGACAAACTGGCTAGGTTGAGGGGGATTATGGGGCTCTTTGAGCACAAAAAAATTATCTTCAATAAATACCGTGATTTCAGTTGCATGGTCGATGAGATCGTCAACTTTGGGCACTCGCCTCACGACGATTGCGCTGACTCATTGAATATCGTGGTACAAGGCCTAATGAAACGCGGAAGTGCACAGATTGAGTGGAACTAAAATAGAACTATGAGCCAGGCAACTCAAGACCGTTTCCGTCGAATAATCGAGGCAGCTCGAAAGCGGGACGGCGGTGCAAACACCGACACGATGATCGTAAACAGTCATCTTTCACAGATGAAACTGTTTATGTTGCGACAGGGACTGGAGTTCTACCCTGCGCAAGATACATTCGGATTCCGAAAACAATTCCTCGCTCAACTGATCGAGGAAAACGAAATTGATACCCGTCTAGAAGGAATCGTCGATGATTTCCTGATTGACGGAAAAGGCCTCTTTTACTTCAGGCCGATTCGGGATACTTACCGGATCATGTGGTTTAGCAAGGATAATTACCGCGCTTACTACGACTCTGTAGGACAACTCGAAGAGATCGAGCTGATTTACTCGTTCTCTGTCAGAGAGAGCATGAATGCTGCTCCGGTCAACATGGCTGGTCAGCAAGGCTCGATGCGCTACGTCAAGCTGCGAGTTCGCAGAGACGAGATCAAGGAAACGATCACGAACGAAAAGCCATCGTTCGATGCCACTGCTCAGAACCTTGCCTTTGCGGTCAATAAGACCCGGACGCTGACGAACTCATTGGGATTCATCCCTGCCGTTGAGTCGTTCAACAACATGCGCTCCACAGGGATGGATGCGACGGGCGAGTTCAATTGGCTCGCCGAGCAGATCGTGACTCACGACGATCTGGTCAAAAACATCAGGACCAACATTCACTTCTTCGGCAACCCGACCCTGGTGTCGAGTCGTCCGAAGCATGACCTTGTTGAAAGCGGTGACGAAGGAGATGGTCTCCGCCCGACAATCAGCTCGCAGGCAGGGTTTTACGCAGCGAACCGTCCCTCCACACGAGTGAGCTCTCCCTTGGGTGGTGGCAGTGGCGGTGGAGGCATGAAAGTGCCTCGCATCATTGCCAATGTCGAATCCACTGACCGTGCGGTTTATCTGACTCCAGACGCAGTGTCTGGTGACCAGAACCTCTATGCACGCCAATACCGAGAAGAAATCCGCACGGCCCTGGGCGGTGTCGACGAACTCGGTATCACGGCAGGTGCAACCGCTTATGAGATCAAGAGTCTCTATGGCCGAGCTGCAACAACTGCGTCAAGGCGCTGCAGGGGCCTACTGACCTACGGCCTGTGCAAGCTGTTCGGATTAGTCATCTTCAACGAAGAAAAGATTTTCCGTGAATCTTTTGCTGGTGCAATTGGCCTTGAAAAGCCTCAAGCTCCTATTCGTGAGGAGTATGAGGACGGCGAAGCTTTCTCAGCAGCGGCTCAAGAATTTGACGCTTTGATGAAGCAGTTTGAGGGCGCGCTTCAGGATCAAATTGGACAAGCAGTCCAATCCCGCCAATTACCACCGGGAACTGTTGGTCTTATACCTGATGGCGACCGTAAAGTTGAGTGGAGATGGAAAGGCCCCGTCTTTGAAGATGGTACGGAAGATATACTGAATTCAAGTATTGTCGTTCGTAACCTTCAAGAGCTCGGTGTTAATTCAATCGAAGCTCTGCGTTACCTCTTCCCAGATAAGACTGACGAAGAGAGAAGCGCGATGCTCAGTGGCTATCCATTCAGAATGGCTCAAGCCACACAGCAAAGTATTGGGACATTCCTGACGCTCGTTGAAAACATGCGTCAGATCCCGCACCCGCAAGCACCCGATTTACCGATGCTCGCGGATCCAAAAATGGATCTAACTCCGTACATTTATCGAGCGCTTGATTTCCTTAAGCGTGAGTTGACTTATGCAGGACAGTACAGTGATGACACCGGCGGCGGTGACCCCGAGCGCCTCGATTCCATCGAGCGCGCCCGCGCCGACGCAGGCTTACCAATCAGCTCCGGCCCAGACCGCCCCACCTTCGTACCAGACACCTTCGGTGCCGCAGCAGGTGGAGCAGACGCCGGTCAGCTACCAACAGGAGGCGCCTCAGGCGAATCCATGGCAGCAGGCGTTCGAACGACTCAGCGACAGCTTGAGCGCGACGCGGAACTCCCAACCTCAGGCAGCCTACTCAACACCGACCCCTCAGCAAGCGGCACCCCAGGCGCAGGCATGGCAGGGTTCGGCTCCAGTGCAGTACCAGGCGGCTCCTTCAGTTTCGGGGCTGCAGACCTCAATACCCCAAGCAACGCCGGCGTACTCCCAGGCCCCGACACAGGCGCCCAGCTACAGCAACGAGCAGACCGCACCCGCGAGCGACGAGTATCTCGCCGCCGTCAGCAACGAAAGTCTTGAAGTTCTCCAGCACTTCGGCGCTGAAGCTCCTGCACTTCTGAACCGCTACTCCTGCGTTGTCGAAGACGCACTGTTGGCTCAGGCTCAGCAGACCGCTGAAGTCATGCAACAGGTGGAGAAGCTAGGCATTGCCCTGGACACTTCTAAGAAGGTGATTGACGCCGCAGCTGAAGACAACGCTGCGTATCACGTCATGCTCACCAACCCCGACATGCTGGCGGCATACGTCAACGACTTCTTCGGTCCTGAAGGTCCATATCCTCAGGAGACCCCAGAAGACCGTTTGGCAGCTGAAATTGCAGCTAACGACCAGCGCTTCCAGGCCCCTGCTCCCGCAGCCCAGCCAGCACCGGCAGCTCCCAGCTACCAGCGTCCTGAGCTCGACATGCCTCAGCCTGGCGTGCAGGCACCACAGGGAGGCGATGACTTCTGGTCAACCTTCTCTGCAATGAGCGACCGCAACCCTCAGGCCGCATGGCAAATGCTGTCTCAGGCAGGTCCTGATGCGCTGCGCAGCAAGATCCTCGTATCGGAGGGCTGACGATGAGTCGCTTGATGCAGAAGAACGGCGAACTCCTTAACGGTCGACTGGCCATGCTTGGAGTCGTCGCAGCGATCGGCGCTTATGCGGTGACCGGTCAACTGATCCCAGGCATCTGGTAGTCAACGCCTACACGTAACGATTACAGCCCCGGTAACCCTGGGGCCTTTTCATATGAACTATCCCGGCACACTGCCTCAGAACGAGAACATCAACGCTGTGATGCTTGATCAGCGTCCCGGTGCTCCTGATGCGTATCAGCAGCAGCAATCACTGCAGCAAGTTGCGCAGAACCAAGAGGTTCAAGCGGACTCTATGGATTCCCAGAAAATCGCTGGAATCATGAACGCTGCGAGGGCCATGGCTGCCCAGCAGTCGACAACTGAAAACAAGGCTCAAGCACTAATGCTTAATACAGCTGCAGGTATCCAAGGAGCAGCTGGACAAGGCGGAGCAAAGATGATGCTTTCCCAGGATGATCCAGCAGAAATTTATCGACGAATCTACGGTTAATTTTCGCCGTTAGGATTTACTTTAAACTGATATCTCCCTGTGCGGCTTGCTGGCAGTGACGAAGTATTTAGTCAGCTGTCAGCAACGACACATGGGAATGATGGTGCTCAACACGTTGAAGACGTGATTGAGCAGATCGAAATCTTGCGTGCCAAAGGCTTAGGCGATCCAGCCGCTATTGAGCATGGGTTGAACATCTGGGCGGGCAAAGAAGAAGCGGTATCAGCTAATCCTCGGTTTGCAGCCATTTATGGTGACGTTACAAACAGCCCTACAGGGGACACTGGCCCTAGCGATTGTTCTGATTGAACAATTCGAGGGCGTAGAACCAGATGCCTATGTAGACAGTGTTGGTGTCCCAACCATCTGCGCTGGGCTTACTAAATACCCTGATGGAACGCCTGTCACCATAGGCGACAAGTGCAGTAAGCCCGTTTGCAGGGCTTACCTCGAAACACTGATTGAAAAGGAATACATTCCTCGGCTTGTACAAATCCCTGGATGGGATCGTCTTGGCAAATGCCGTAAAGCCGCACTGCTGAGTTTTGCCTGGAACCTAGGCCCTAACTTTTATGGTTCGACAGGATTCGAGTCCTTGACCCAGGCGCTCGATGCTGGCGCAAAAAATCCGGAGGAATACGAACGTGTTCCTGAAATCCTTAGTCGCTACACATGGGCTGGCGGTGTGCAATTAGAAGGCTTGAAAATCAGAAGAGCCGAAGAAGGCCGTGTCTGGGCCAAAGAAAACGACGGGACAATGATTTACAACTGCAACATCGCGACGTTTTTGCAAAAGGCTCCGATCAAGAGTCGATACCTATCAAGCGAAGGCCGCATGGGTATCGAGCCTGGAGAGACGCTTGAAGTAGTCGCTACCGAGTCAATTCCAGCCACCGCCCATCAATGGGTAACTCTCAAGGACTCAGGCGAGAGGTGGACGGTCTATGTGCCTCACTGGACCATTAGGACAGAGCAAAACGAAGTCGCTGAGAAGAAAGAAGGTGACCCGATTGACTGGGGTAACTTCGACGATCGCGTGAGCAAGTATTTGACAGTCGGCGAGGCCCTGCAATGGGACAAGCGCAGAAGGCCTGAGACCGGCTCAGACGTCGAGCGCGAGCTGATCAGCATCGGTCAGCAGTTTGACGAGATCAGGGAGGCCTGGGGCGGCCCTATTGGAGTGGTGAGTGGATATCGACCAGAAGCAATCAATAGAGAGGTAGGGGGCGTGGCCTCCTCGTATCACATGCGGGGTATGGCTTTAGACGTCTACCCGATCGGCGAAAGCTGCACCATGTTCTACAAGTGGATCAGCAAGCGTTGGACGGGTGGTCTCGGTAATGGTTGCAACCTTGGTTTTGTCCATGTGGACATAAGGCACGGAGGTCGCTTCCATCCACGCGCTGATGGTCGCCCTTGCTGTATATGGACTTACTGATATGCATCGCGATGAAAAAAACAAATTCATCGTTGAATTGACAGACGATGAAATTACACAGCTAGCAGAAAGCGTCGAATTCCATATCAAGCTATGGCCTGGTTATCCAGCTGCAGAGAAAGAAGAGCAGGTAAGGCTTTTAGAGCTCAGAAGCTTGTTGAGGGTGGGAATGCTAGAAGTCTCTTTCCATAAGGACTAAAATCAATCGCGCTGACGCCAATCGTCAGGTTTGTCCTGTTGAAACCATTCTTTAATATCATCAGCACTACTAAACCCCTTTCTGTGATTGGATGGATCGGGGTCACCTAAACCCATCCTATTCAGAAAATCGTCGGTACTACCTTCTTCAATTTCTTGAGAAGATTGTCTTCGTGCTTTTTGTAACCAGTCTCTAGCAGTAGTATGACTCTTTGCCAACTTCTCTGCCCAGATCATATCATCTAATTTTACCTC